TTACTAATGCCACCCATACAGGTGATGTGACAGGTGCAACAGCTTTAACTATTGCTAATCAAGCTGTAACTTATGCCAAGATACAAAACGTATCAGCTACAGACAGGATATTAGGAAGAGACTCTGCTGGTGCCGGTGTGATAGAAGAAATAACTCCAGCAAATTTACGCACCATGATAAACGTTGAAGATGGTGCTACCGCAGATCAAACAAAGTCAGATATAGATGCTCTTGGTATTGCAGCTACTACAGCAACAACATTAGCTAATGCAAGAACTATAGCTGGTGCATCTTTTGATGGTTCTGCAAATATTGATATTTCATATACAGATTTAACTAATAAATTAACTGTTGGAGATGGAGGACTCACTCAAAATAATTTTACAGATGCCTTAAAAACAAAACTTGATGGAGCTAATGATGCGTCTAATCTTGATACAGGTACTATTTCAGCTTCTTTAGTACCTACATTAAATCAAAATACAACAGGATCAGCAGCAACACTCACCACATCAAGGGCAATAGCTGGAGTACAGTTTGATGGATCTGCTGATATTTCCTTAAATAATAACGCAATCACCAATGGTGCTGGATATATCACTGCGACTGATAGTTCTATAACAAGCAAACTTCCTTTAGCTGGTGGAACTATAAGTGGTAATTTAACTGTCAGCGGAGATTTAGCTGTAAATGGAACGACTACTACAATAGATACAACTACTTTGACTGTAGAAGATAAAAATATTGAAATTGGTAAGGTTTCAACTCCTACTGATACAACTGCTGATGGAGGTGGTTTAACTTTGCTTGGAGCAACTGATAAAACTTTTCAATGGGCAGATGCTACAGATTCTTGGACAAGTTCTGAAAATATTGATCTTGCATCAGGAAAAGTTATAAAAGCTGCTGGCACACAAATATTATCAGCGACTAATTACACTGGTACAGCAGCAATAGCAACAAACATAACTGTTAGTGATGAATCTTCTGACACAAGTTGCAATGTACTTTTTACGACAGATGCAACAGGTAACTTAGCCCCTAAATCAGGAACAAACCTAACTTTTAATTCTTCTACAGGAGTATTAACTGCAACAGGTTTTTCTGGAGCTTTAACTGGTAATGCTACTGGACTATCAGGTACACCAGCTATAACAGTTGGGGCGGTTACAGCAGCTAATCTGGATATTTCGGGTGATGCAGATATTGATGGAACTTTAGAAGCAGATGCAATCACAGTAAATGGTACTGCATTAGCAACTTCAGCAACGACAGACACTACAAATGCAAGTAACATCTCTAGCGGTACTTTAGCGGCATCTAGAGTTGCAACATTAAATCAAGATACTACAGGATCAGCAGCTACGCTTACTACTGCAAGAAATATAGCTGGAGTTGCTTTTGATGGTTCAGCAGATATATCTCTAAACAATAATGCGATTACTAATGGTGCTGGATATATTACTGATTTAGTAAGTGATACAACACCACAACTAGGTGGTAATTTAGATGTTCAAAGCAGTGAAATAAATACAAGTACAACTAACGGAAATATAATTTTAAATCCTAATGGTGCAGGTGTTGTTGAAGTAAAAGGTGATGGAACCAGTAGTGGTACTGTTGGAACAATACAACTTAATTGCTCAAATAATAATCATGGAGTAAAAATCGCTTCACCACCACACTCTGCTGGTGCAAGTTATACTCTTACTTTGCCTAATACTGATGGAAATGCAGATCAAGTATTAAAAACTGATGGTTCAGGTGGGCTTGATTGGGTAGATCAAACTACTGATACTAATACAACATATTCTGCTGGTTCTGGATTAACACTTACTGGTACTACATTCTCTGTTGATACATTAAATCAAGATACTACAGGTACATCAGGAGGTTTAACGGGTACTCCTTCGATTACTGTTAATCAAGTTACAGCAGCAAGCTTAGATATTTCTGGAGATGTTGATGTTGATGGTACGTTAGAAGCGGATGCAATAACAGTAGATGGTACAGCTTTAGCCGCTTCAGCAACAACTGATACTACAAACGCAAATAATTTAAGTTCTGGAACGATACCAGATGCTAGATTTCCTGCTACTTTACCTGCTATCAGTGGAGCTAATTTAACTAATTTACCTAGTGGTGGCTTAAGCTCTGACTCTAATAAAAACACAGTTGGTGGTACTCTTGCTGGCAAT